CAGCGGGGCGCTGATCGGGACGTTCTTGTCGGTGTCGGCCATCGGCCGTCTCCTTCCATGAAAAAGGCCGCACGAGGCGGCCGTCAGGTTCAGGTTGTGAAGTCGATCAGCCGTTGGTCTGGATGAACGCCAGCGGAATGTTCTTGCGGTCGAACACGCGGTTCCAGTTCGACGCCGTGGCCAGAGCTGAATAGCTCGGAGTGGCGTTGCTGCTGATCTGCGTGCCGGCCACAGCGAAGCCGGTCGGGTGGATGACCTCGTGGCGGCGGTTCCACAGCGTCTCGACGCCTTCACCGTTGCCCTCGGCCTCTTCGCGCGAGACGGCGTTCGGGGTCTTCGGCGTACCAAGACCCGAGCGAAAAGACGCATCCCCGAACAGAATCGACGTGTAGGTTTTCCGGTTCGTGCCTTGAACCACGGGCATGTCGTCGTCGATGATGACGCGCTTGCCCTGGAAGGACTCGTACAGCAGGCGGCCGGTTTCCGGGTCGTAGTTCTCGACCAGGGCGCCGATCTTCTGCATCCGGGCGTGGATGACGGAGTGAACCGCGATAGCGCGAAGCGAGCCCTTGGCGTCACCCATGGTCTGGGCGGCGTCGATCAGCACGTCCGAGCCGAACAGCTCCCCGTCGACGGGATCGCCGGTGGCGTCGGTGGCGACGTTCTTGACCATGTCCCCGCCGTCATTGGCGATGTTGTCAGCCAAGATGCCCTGGCAGATCTTGAGCAAGGTCGTCTGGTTCACGCCCGCCCAATAGTCCGCGATCTGGCTCGAAATGGCGTCCAGCGGGTCGCGGGCGATGAAGGCCGCAGTCAGGTCAGCCGAAGACCAGCCCTGGTTGCGCATCAGCTTGCGGGCGATCTCGTTGCCGGTGCCGATCTTCTTCGGCACGGCGACGTCGGCCGGGTTGTCCGAAGACGCGTTCGGCTCATCGTTCGCCAGACGCTTGAAGTGCGGCATGTTCACCAGGAAGCCCTGGCCCGTCATGAAGGCGGCGATGGCCGGGTCGACGACCATGACGCCGGCGGCCACGAAGGCGTTGCGGCGCGTCGATCGCTCGACGGTGTAGGTGTTGAAGTTCTCGCCGAAGACGAGATCGGAAAGCCGAGTGACGGCCATGTCGTTTCCTTTCGGTGGGATCAGACGCGGCCGTCAGAGGCGCGCGCTTCAGGGAGCGCCGAGGGTTAAGCCGCCTCGGCTTCGGCCATCAGGCGCTTCGCCAGGTCCGGTTTGTCCCGGGCGATGCGATCCTGTTCGGTGAGGGAGAAGGACGGGCCTTGCTTCCAGGGGTTGGGGCCGGGGTGGGTGCCTTTGCCGCCGCCGGGGGCGCCGCCGCCGCTGTTGCCGGCCAGAACGAACGGCTTGCCCTCGTCGCCTTCGGCCCAGAGCTTGATGGCTTCGGCCAACGGAAGACCGCCCTTGTAGGCAACGGGCTCGCCGTCATCGTCCTTCAGTTCGACGCCTTCGCGCAGCAGGGCGGCGGCGGCGCGCTTCAGTTCAGGCTTCACGCGAGCCTCGTCCAAAGCCGCGGACAGGCCGTTGTCGATGACCAGCTTCTCGACCTGACGTTCGGCCTTCTCGGCGCGGTCGGTGGCGGCTTTCAGCTCGCGGCCGTGCTTGGTCTCGAGTTGGGTGCGGACGGCTTCGACGTCGCCGCTGGCCTTCGCCTTGTCAGCCTCGGCTTGTTCCTTTTCGGCCTCGATGGCGTCCAGGCGCTCCTTCATCTCCCTCAGCGCGTCGCGGTCGGCCTTGGCGTCTTTTTTCAGGCGCTCATGGGCCGAGGCGAGAGCGGCATGGGCCGCCGGGTCGATGGGCCTGGGTTCATCGTCGTCGCCCGCGCCGGGGTCAGCAGGCGGGTGATCGTCAGGCCCGCGCAGATAGCGGCCCATGGCGCGTTCGCGCGGCGTCATACGGCCGATGGCAGGCAGCACGGAGCCGCCGCCCATAAGGCGGTTCTTGGTGGTGTTCATGGTGGGTAGTTCCTCCCGCTCAGCGGACAGAGGGGGCGCTGCTCAGCTCACGCCCTGGTGGATGCTCCGGCTCTGCACGGAGCGATTTCGGCAACGGGGTGTTGCGGAAAGGGGAAATCGGGAGACCAGACCTGTGACGGACCTAGACGCCATCGAGTTCAATTGCGGCCCAGATCGCTATTGGGCACGCACCGAATACGACCAGAGCACTGCCCGGTGGATCGTCCGGATCTTCGACGACAACAGCGCGGTTGTGACAGGCTACGAAGCTTTCGTTGAGCACCAAGAGGTGCACGACCTCACCGGTACCGACGATGATGCAGAAGCCATTGATGCCGCCGCCCGAGGCCTGATCCGGGAATTCCTACAGGCTGGCGGCCAGCCCAGGTCCAATCCGACGGACTAGCCTAGTTATTCAGGCGACGACGACATGATCACCGCGCGCCAGACAGGTTCCGCAGACGATCTGCTTCTTGCCGCCCGCCGGTTTTCCGTTCTTCCAGACCAAGCCGAGCTTGACCTCGATCATCGCAAGGCCTGTACAGCGAGGGCAGCGGACAATTGGCGTGTCAGGAACCGACGCCTTCATGCGCTTCAGCGGGCCTTCCGGCTCCGGCGTCCCGTCGATGACCTTGAAAGGCGTGCTCACCCCAAAACTATAGGCCCTCGAACGCCGCCGCGTCACGCATCTTCAGTTCCTCCAGCGTGAGGATGCGACCCTTGCTGTCGACGAACCGATCAAGCGTCAGCTTGCCCGACCGGAATAGCTGGGCCTTTCGGACGCCCAAGACCTCGTTCTGAACCTCTACCGGCTGGCGCATCAGCCAATCCGAATAGGAGGGCGCCTCGATGGGCGGCAGTCCTTTGATGACAGGTGCCGTTGTCGATCGGCAGTTCACGTGCCGGGGCGGCCAAGGAAAGCTCTCCAGCGGATGCACCGAGTTGTGCAGCGCGCCGCAGGTGATGGTCGTCCGCGCGTCCAGCGTGGCGATGAAGCGGGCCTGATCGACGCCGAGGGCCGAGTAGGTCTCTTTCGATGCGACGGCGGCCGTATGCGTCAAGGCCGTGCGAACCATCGCCTCAGCGCCGCGCCGGCTGATCTCGAGCACCCCGTCCTTGTACTGGAGCGCACGCGTCCCTCGGATCTCGCGGACCAGTGCGGTGACCGACCGACCTTCGACAAACCCCTGCCTCAGCGTCTCCCTGACCCGCTTGGCGGCCCCCGACTCTGCTTCGTCCATCCAGCCGCGCAGGAACCGGCCTTGAAAGGGTCTGGCATTCACAGCCGCCACCACTTGGGCCGCTGTCGGTGCGTTCGTGACCGTGGCTAGGCCAACCGATCGCTGGCCGAAGTGCACCATGCGCTCAGTGAACAGCCGCTCGACGTCCGCCAGGGCCGCCACGTCCTCGTTGAGCCGACCACGCAGGACGGTCCAGCCATCGGACTGAAGCGCCCGAACCTCTTCCAGCAGGCGCTCCAGTTGAATGGGGTCTCGGCCCTCGTTGTCGGCCCGAAGGATGCGCTCGACCAGTCGCTGATCGGTGCGGTTCAGCAGGGCGATGACCCTGCGGACGGTGGCCGTCGAATACCGTGAGAGGGCTATGCGGTGCTTGACCGCCTCGTCGATCAGGCGCTCGGCGGGCGAGGCCATCAGGCGGCTTCCCGCTTAGCGCCCCGAGCCAGCATTTCGTCGGGCGCAACGGTGTCCAGCCACGCCTGATAGAGCCCTTGGAAGATGGCCTGCATCGCATAGGCCTCGAACTCGATGGAAGGCTCCTTCTCGCCCATGACCTTGCGCACCTCTTGCCAGATGTGCGCAGCCTCGTGGCAAAGCAGGCCTGCGATCTCGACGCGGGTGCGGCCCTCGGCGTTCTGCGCCTTGCCCAGCGTCACGATGATGCAGACCTTGCCGTCCTTCTGCGTGAAGGTCGTGGCGCAGCCGTCGTTGGCTGGATACGGCTCCCTGCAGCCCATCTTCCGCATTTCGCGGCTCCAGGCCTTCCGAGAAGGGCAGAAGCCGAAATAGACCGGCTGCCAGCCCCGATCACACCAGATGACAGCGGCGTCGCGCGCCCGAGCCTTCGTCATGCCGCGTCGTCCTTCACGGTCCCGAGGCCTTCGCCTTCTTCGTCCAGCGCCTCCCGGTGATCCTCAAAGCTCTTCGCCGGGTCCACGATCTCAGCACGCTGCAGGTTCTCGAACAGGTCTTCCAGCGTGATCGCACCCGACTGCCAGGCGGCCAGCAACGCCGTCAGCTCCTGTGCAGAGAGGCCGGCAGGGTTCAAATCCGTGTTGAGCCAGTACTGGATGCCTTCGCTCGACACGCCAGCCCAATCGGCCATGAAGGTCAGCGCCTTCGTCAGGCAGTCCGACAGCGCATTGGCGATGCCGGAGACGACGGAAGTTTCCCCGGCCCTCTCGATCCGCGCCGTCTCTGCCGCAATAGCCGCCCGACCGGTCTCCAGCAGCATCCGGGCGCCCATCAGGGCCGCGTCCTTCCGCTTGGCTTCCAGCGCCAGACGCAATTCCGACAGGCCGGAACCGGTGAACTCCATGAACTTGGCGTCGCCATCGGCGGACACTGCAATGCCCTCGGACGAACCCAGCTTGATCTCCTCATCATCGCCAAGGGCGAGCCCCTTGAAGATCGGCGTCGGGTTTGCCGTCCAAAGCAGTGCCCATTCCAGAGCGGCCGAGTTGTTCAGGTGCGCGACGCTGATCTCCGCGATGTCGTCCAGCGGC